CGCCGACTGCAAATGATCCAGAGCCGCCCGTGTTTGTGTAGGTCAATGTCGTGCCGTTCGCAGTCGCCGTGGCTACGTTCAGCGTCCCGGTAACGCCGCCTCGGTTCAGCGGGTTGGCGTAGTCTTGAAAATAGAACGTGCCGCGCTGCGCTTTGAGAAGAAACGCGACGATCTCCTCGGCGTCCGCCCGCTTCATCGGCGGACAATCGACCGAGCCGAGCCACGCTTGACCCGGCCAGTTGTATTGCTGGGTCTGCAAGGTAAAGGGCGACGTGTTGCGCGAGGTCGCAGAAACGCCCGTAAACGACAAGCGCGAGAGGTTAAACGGACTCGGCGGCGTGAGTGGATAGGTGATGGCCATGACGATTAGGCGAAGGCTGCGCGGTATCCGCCGCCGCGTCGAACCATGTCGGGAATCTCGGCCTTGAGCCGGCGCCGCTCTTGTTCGAGGATCGGAGCGAGTTCAGCCCGCGAGACGCCGGCCGCGATGTTGTAATTCACGGTGACGCCGCCGCTCCCCGATCCGCTGCCGCCGCCCATCTTGTTATTCGGCACGATGGTGCCCGACGCGTGTGGCACGAACAGCTCTGGTCCTTGCTCGCCGACGACGTAGGGCGAGCCGCCGCTGACTGGTCCGCCCATTGCCTTGAATGGGATTCTCAACGCGGCAGATATTCCTTCAGCAAGTGGGTTGGTAATTGTTTTTTGGAACACCAGCCGGAGTAAATCACGGCCGAGTGAGCGCACGACCTCGCCGAGCTTTTGCCCGCTCAAGATCGCGTCCTCGAAGCCTTGAGCAATCATGTCGCCGGCGTTCAAAAAGATCGCGTCGTTTTCCGCAAGAATCTTGTTCAACCTCAGGTTCACGTCCGTCTGCTCTTTCATGAGCTTCAGTTTTCTTTCTTCGATCACTCCGACTGCTTTGCCGTTCGCGATTGCTGTGCTCATCTCGTTGTTGAGCTGAATCATTTGCTGATTTTGAATCCCGCGCAGTTCATTAAGTGCCCTTAGATTATCCGGCCTTGAGATTTCAGCAATTTCTCCCTTGGGTTTGCTCTTCGTCAGCTCAACTTGCGCGTCCGCAAGTTGCTTCGATAAATCCAGCCCCACCTGCCGTTCGACGTTGTAGGCTCTTGCCAGCTCCACTTCCAGCCTTGCTCGGTCAAGCGGCTTGCTTTCGTCAACTGCCGCCATCGCGTTTTCTAACCTTTGAACATCTGCGGTGACTTCATCGAAAGCAGCGCCAGTTGATTGACCGATTTTGTCGAAATCTTTTCCGAGAGACTGAACCGTTTCCCCGAGCGATTTGATTTCTTTCGCCGACTGTTCTTTTCTAAATTCTCCCAGTTTTTTCTTTAAATCCGTCTCGTCTAAAATTCCCACCATTTCACCCAAAGCAAAGCCGGCACGGGTAAGTGCGGCAGGAATTTGCACAATAAAGTTGAGCAGCCCCTCGATTGCATTTTGGAAGCGCATTGCTCCCAAAATTTGCTCGTCGCTCATTCCCATCTCCTCGCTCGCTGTTACGACCTGATCGATTTTGCCTTTCAGCATCGTCATCGTCGCCACAAGCGCACTGCCACCCAAAAGATTTTTGCCTAGTGTCCCGATGCTTGCGGTGGTTTTTTGCAAGCGCGTCAGACTATTCTGAATCCCAGCAAAAGCCTTCTTCGTGTCATCGACCGCCCGCAGTGTGAATGTCGCCTCAGCCATGGTTTTTAAGTTTTCGGTTTTGGTGTTCGATGTAGGCGAGCCAGCCCGTTAGTTCCTGAGCTGGCATCGCGAGCACCTCGTGGGCAAATTTGTGCAGACGATCCGCGAGCGCGTAAACGGCGAGGAGGTCTGCCGCCTCCCCGCCGTAAATCAGTTTTTTAGGTCGTCCACCTTCGGCGCGTCGTCCGCGAGAATGGCGTTGGCGACGCGTCCGACGACGTTGCTGTCCGCCTTGTTCAACAGCGTCGGCTTGTGCTCGATCGTGAACAGCTTCGCGCCGTGCTCGTCGGTGGCTTTCATGATGAGGATGTCCACGAGCAGCTCCATGTCGTTCTCTTTGCTGCGACGATAAAGCCGGTTTTTTTCCGAGAGCGTGACCGGCGTTGCGTGCACGACTAACTTCCACTCCGGCACGTCGATTTTGCGCGTGCCGAGTGAGGCGAAGTGTTCTCTGACGAGGTCGATTGCGTCCATGTGTGTGTTGTGTTTTTTGCCTGCGAAATTAAGCCGTTAGCACAGAAAGCACTCCATTTCCCTCGAAACTAATTTGACCTTCTATGATGCCGTCAAAGCTGGCACTTACGTTGAACTGGGTCACGATGGCGGCGCCGGAATAGTAAACGTCGCCGGTGCTGCCGCCTTCTGGGTAAAGGTTGAGCGTGACCTGCGAGCCGATGGTGATCAGGAGTTGGCCGGCGTCGGTCTCGTCCCAGTAAAGGTCACCAGAAACCGAGAACGATTTCATGGATGCGAGTCGGGTGCGGTAGGTGTCGCCGATGACCGAATCTTCCACGGTGTCGGAGGTGTGGGTCAGAGCGTAGTTGCGCAGCTCGCCGATGGTCGTGCTGGATAATTTGATTAGGCCTTCGCGGCCGAGTTTGGTTGCCATAGAATTAGGTTAGTCGGTTGAAAAATACATGCAGTTGAAAGTGTGCCGAGCCGAGCCGAAGCGCCGGTCCTCGTCTGGCTCAATCGTATATTCGACGGACGTCAAATGCAGGTCCTGACACTGCCCGCCCAGCGTAACGTCCGCGAGCACGGCCGCTTCGACCGCTGCGCTGCCGGTGTCGAAAAGATCGTCGATGAGGTAGGTTCCGCTTTCGGCAATAAAGTAGTCCACCACGAGTTGCAGCTGCCGGTATTGCGTGCGGTTGCTCGGACCGAGAGTCCGGACCTCGATCTGCTCGCTCACGGCGTAAACGGCTGCGGCCGGAAAGCTGATGCTCGCAATCGTGTTGTTGCGCCCGCGTAGGATGTTCGCGGTCGGAACTACGAGAGCACCGGTCAAAGCGGTGGCGGTGGCGTTGCGAATGTTTGTTCGGGTGCTCATGCTTCTTTCGGTATGACCATGCCGCCCTTCACTTTTGCGAATCCAAGATTCACGGCGCGGTTGGCAAGAAGGGCTCGATATTTCGAGAGCGTGACCTTGTAGCGAATTTTCAAAGCCGAATCGACCACGCGTTGCAGGTCTGGAATCTTGTTGCCGGTGGTCCGTGCGCTCACGAAAGGATTCTGCCCGAACTGCACTTGCGCGGTTCCGGCCTTTGCCATGTGCCGACGAATCCAAGCCGGCACGCGAACGCCGCACGCCATTGCAGCCGCAGCAAATCCAGCCTTCGCGAGACCGACCTTTTTCTGCGTGTATTTGAGATAAGCGTCCGCCGCTTCATTCGAAACCCACATCTGGTCCTGCACTTGCCAACGGCCGATTGCGCTGCGTGTGACTTGCTTCGGCCTTCCGCGCTCGTTTCTGTTCGCGTAGTGAAAGGCGCGCATCTGGGCGATAGATGCGCCCGGTTGCCAGAACTTGCGGTAAATGCGGATTTTCTTCGAGCCCTCCCAACCGAGGTTCACGCCCATCGTTTCATTCTGCCCGTCGCGCGGCGGAACTTCCGTTGAGTTCCCGATCTTCTGAAAAATACCGATGCTTTTTTCCTTCGCCAGTTGTCGCCCGCCGAACAAGTCGCCCAGAATTGCGTTCTCGCCTTGCTTCCGTGCGTTGGTGCTGAGTCCGCCGGCTTTTGTTTTGGTGATCGTTCCGCCGGTCACGATTGGGATCTGAGTCTGTGAACCTTTTGCCAGTTTGTCGCCAGTCGGCGGCGTGATGAGCATGATCGTCCGGGCGACGTAAGCGCCTTCCTGCTTGATGACCAGACCGAGATCGACCTTTGCAGCGTCGGCGAGTCTCGCCAGCGCATATTCGAGCTTCTTGGTGTCTGAGAAGATCGAAATCATATGACCTTAGCGACGCCCAGCTCACATCCCGCGCCCTCGGCGTCCAGCGTCACGCGCTCAACGTAGTAGGTGATTCCAGCTCGGGAAAGGGTCTGCGTGACCTTCGGCGCAGCGCTCACGCTCGTCGTCAAAAGGAAGATCGTAAACTTGCTGTCGTCGCGGCGTTGGTCCTCGAAGTCGGCGAACGCATTGCTCGCCGCTGACCAAATGCCGGTGACCGCCGCGCCCTGATACGTGAACGAAATGCCGGCCTGCTCCAAGATCGCGGAGAAGTCGGAATTGATCTGGGCAGGGTCGAAGTCTCGGACGGCGGCCATACAATTGCTCGGTTCGTCAAACCGCGCCGAAGTGCATCGCGTGCAGCGCCGGCCGGTTCGCTTTGATCCACGGCTCAGCATCGGCCATGCACTTGGCGGCGTCGTTGCCGCACGTCTGCGAGCCGACATGGTGGACGTAGGCGCGGGAAACGAAGTGCCGGCGCTTCATGTCCGCGCATTGCACGTCGTCGGAAAACCAGTTGATCGGCGGGAAGTCCACCCACGCGTCTCGGTGAATCCACGCGCAAATCGGCGCGATGACCGGTGTCTCGATGATGCTGCGCTCCGACTCGAATCGAAGGAAGTCCAAGCGCCCGGTGCCGCAACGGATGTTCTGTGCGCCGCGCGCGTAGTCCGACCGGGCTGCGACGTAGCCGACGTTATCGCAATGTTCTTTGATCAGTTGCACGTCCGCGAGAAGATCTCGCCACGTCGTCGGTGTAAACACGATGTCATCGTTGCAGACGACGATCTGGTCGTGCTCCTTGAACGCAATCCCCGCCGCGTGGTTGTAAGCCTCGCCGAACGTCGCCCCGACGCCGTGGAAATAGTAGGTGCGGACCTCCCGCGGCACGTAGGCCTTCACCGACGCCTTGAGCACGTCGAGACACCTTGCGTTGGTCGTGCAGACGACGATGGCCGGCTCGGGAATCATGCCTTTTTTGCTCCCAGAATTTGCTCGATGTTCTCGGCGTCAATCAGCGTGCAGCCGCTCGCCAAGATGCGCTCATCCCAGCCGTGCGGCGCAACCATGCCATCCTCGGCATTGACCTGAATCACGCCCGGCTCGGCTGCGCTCGGCTCGCCTACGTCGTGCAGAAACTGCTTTGCCATGCCCATCGTCTCGGCGTCGTCGGCGCGCACAAGAAAGCGGTGCTCGATGCGCTCCGGCTGCGCCGCCGTCGAGAGCCACGCGTCGCGGAAGGCGACCGATTTGGTCGAGTTCCCCAGCGTCTTTTGCGTGAGCCGGATCTTCGGCTGGGTGTGCTTGTGAAACACGAGCTGCATCGCCGCCGCGTCGTCCAGTTGGCCGGCGAGACGGAACGCACGCGCCGCGAGGTCGTGCCCGGCCCAGCCATACCACTTGACCTCGTGAGTCCACGGACGGTCCTTCTCGGTAGGCTCGGGAAGGCTCAGCATCCGCGACGCCCAGAAGCTCGCCCGTTTGCCGTCGTTGCGCTCGAAGCTAAGCAGAATGACCGACGCGATGGCTTCGCGGCACCACGGGAAAACGCCGTGCGCCGACATCGCGAACTGGATCGCCTCGCGCCGTGAAGCGACGAGTCGCGCAAGGTTGAGCTGGACCTCGTAGCGGAAGCTGTCGTCAAGGTTTGGGAAGCTCAGCGCGATGCGGCCGAACTGCTCGGCGGCCGTCTTGTTGCCGGCGCAATAGTGCTCTTGGTGGATATAAAAATACTGGGTGGCGGACTCGGCGACGCTGCGCCCGAGGATCGCAAGGTTGCGTTTGCGGTTGTCCTGCTTGATCGCAATCGGCTGATGATGCCAGACCGGCGTCGCCCAGTCGAAATGGCGGTCGTTCGGAAGTAGGAGCAGGTTCTCGTGCACGTCATGATGCCAGACGCGCCCGCTTGCGAACGCGCTGCGGCGCACGATCCGCTCGCGGTGCAGCTTCTTGCCGGTGCCGCGCACGTCGTAAGGACAACGAACCATGAGCACGTCGTCTGATAGCTCGGCGAGCCTGTCCCGCAGCTTCTCGGCGTCCGCAATCACGTCGTCGCAGTCGGCCCAAATCAGCCAGTCGCCGCACGCCTGCGCGAACGCTTGATTGCGCGCTCGGGCGAACGAATCCACGTGCTTCCACGCCTGCGCCGTGGCGCCGTTCTTGTATTCGCTGAACACGAAGCCGACCGAGTGCTGCAAGCACCAGTCGCGCACGATCTGCTCGGTCGCGTCCGGTTCCTGCGAGCCGATGGCGCGGACAAGTGAGACCTCGTCAATCACGCCGTCGAAGCTGTCGAGCATCGCGCCGATTTGTGCCGCCTCGTTGCCCGTAATTACGCAGAGGGAAAGTATCATGTTCGTCGTTGTGTGTGCGTCTGGTCTTGCTGATCGCTCGGACCGGTCAAAACAAAAAGCCCCACGCCGTGAAGCGTGAGGCTGTTTTTAAACCTAATTTGAAATTAGGCCGAATATTGGGTCGTGATCAACTGACCGGCGTTCGCAT